ATGCAGAACATATACGTATATGGGCATTAAGTGAACTGGGTATAAGACTAATGTTGCCAAATGAATATGAATAACCAAAAAAAACAATTATGATTTTAAACAAATTACAAGCACAAATTTTAACAACAGCAATAGAATCTGCATATGAAGGTAAAAAAGATATAGAACTAAATGATGATGGTTTAATGCTATTAGCAGAAATACAGGCGTATTTAGTTTCTAAGATTTTACCAGTAAATAAAAATGATATACAAGAAAGTATTAAAGATAGAATGCTTGAACATAAAAACAAATAGTATATATTTCTATTATATAATATAGAATTGATTAATCAATCTTTTTCAATTATGGATAAAAGAATAAATAACGGTGGTGCTAGAAAAGGTGCAGGGCGCAAAAGTAAATCTGAAGAACAGAAATTAATAGAGAATCTAACACCTATGAATGCTATGGCATTAGAATCATTACAGCAAGGATTAGAAAAAAAAGAACAATGGGCTGTTAAATTATTTTTTGAATACTTTTATGGTAAACCACAGCAAAGAGTAGACGTAACAACAAATGATGAAAGTCTTAACATGCCAATAATAAACTTTGTAGACACTGAATCTAAGTAGTAAATATAAAGCATTATTTAATTCAGACGCTAGATACTTTATTGTTACTGGTGGGCGTGGTTCTGGTAAATCATTTGCAGTTACTGTTTTTCTTACACTACTTACAATGACTAAAGGTATTAGAATATTGTTCACAAGATATACAATGGTATCTGCACATTTATCTATTATACCAGAATTTTTAGAAAAGATAACACTACTTGGTTATGAAAATATATTTAGTGTAAACAAAGCAGAAGTTGTAAATACAAAAAACAAATCAGATATATTATTTCGTGGTATTAAAACATCAGCAGGTAACCAGACAGCTAGTCTTAAATCATTACAAGGAATTAGCACATGGATATTAGATGAAGCAGAAGAACTAATTGATGAAGATATTTTTGATACAATAGATTTAAGTATAAGAGAAAAAGGAGTGCAGAATAGAATTGTATTGGTTTTAAATCCTGTTACTAAAGAACATTGGATATATAAAAGGTTTTTTCAGGACAAAGGTGTAGAAGCTGGTTTTAATGGTTCTAAAGGCAATACAACCTATATACACAGTACATACCTAGACAATAAAGAAAACCTGTCTAAGAGCTTCTTAGAGCGTATTAGAGCTATACAGCGTAATAATATAAAAAAATACAATCATGCAATTATGGGTGGGTGGTTAGATAAAGCAGAAGGGGTTGTATTTAACAATTGGAGCATAGGCGAATTTAATCCAGATGGTCTGCAAACATCATGCGGTATGGATTTTGGTTTTAGTGTAGACCCAGATAGTTTAACAGAGGTTGCAATAGATAAGAAGAAAAAAAAGATATACTTAAAAGAACACATATATAAGAATGGTTTAAAATCACACGAATTAGGAAAAATGATATTAGACAAAGTAGGTAATACACTTGTTATTGCTGATAGTAGTGAACCTAGACTAATTGAAGATTTAAGACATTTAGGTGTAAATATAAAACCAGTTAAAAAAGGAACTATTGAAAGTGGTATTACTAGAATGCAAGATTTTGAATTAGTTATTACACCTGAATCAACTAACATAGCTAAAGAATTAAATAATTATGTTTATGCAGATAAAGGTTCAAAACTTTATGTAGATGCTTATAATCATGCAATTGATGGCTGCCGTTATAACGTAATTTATCATTTAGACAACCCCAATGCAGGTAAGTATTTTGTGCATTAAAAAGAAGGGGGCGGTCAAAAGACCAGAACCCCCACAAGCATTACGACATGGCAAATATAATGTTTTAAACTAAATTAACTAAATTTCTATTATATATTATGAAAGTAAAAATCAAGAAAAAAGGAAAAACTAAAGAATTTAAAATTATTGAAAGTTGGCAAGATGTAAATTTAAAAAGTTGGTTAAAGTTATTGGATTTACAAAAAGGAAGCAAAAGTAAAGAAGCATTAGAAACAGTAGCAACATTATCTGATATACCTAAGAATTTAATTAATGAATTAGGCATACAAGATGTAGCAGTTATAATGAGTAAACTAACTGCTTTGCAAGAAAAACAAAGTAGTTTATTAAAAAGAATAATTGTAATAAATGGTAAAGAGTACGGATTTCATCCAAATTTAGAAGAAATAACATTAGGTGAATATGCAGATATAGAAACATTTATGAAAAATGGATTAGAAAAACATTTACCAGAATTAATGGCAATATTATACAGACCAGTAGTTGAAAAGAAAAATGATGTTTATACAATAGAAGCCTATGATGGTAATATAAAAATAAGAGCAGAAGAAATGAAAAAAATGAGTGCAGAACAAGTACAGGCAGCAATGGTTTTTTTTTGGACTTTCGTAAACGAATTATTGAGGATTTTGCTATTATATTTGATGGAACAGATACCGACAAAACAGCAAACACAGTTGATACAGGCTTTGCAGAAAAGTGGAGTTGGTTCGGTGTAATGTATAGACTTTGTAATGGTGAAATAATTAATTTACAAAAGATAACAGAACTTAACTTGTTAGAATGTTTTACATGGTTAAGTTATGAAACAGATTTAAACTTAAATAAACAAACTAATTTAAATGGTAAATAACAAAACATATAACAACCTGGTAGACACTTTAAAGTCATTAGGCGCACAACACCAACAGATAACAACCACAACTACTGGTGATATTTTTGATATTGATTTATCTAAAAATACACTTTTTCCATTAATGCATATAAATGGTGTTAATGTTACAACAGGACCTTCGACATTAACTTATAATTTTCAAATATTCATAATGGACTTAGTAAGTGAAAAATCTAACTGGACTCAAGCTAATATACAATCAGCAACTAAGTTAAGCAATGAGCAAGAAGTGTTAAGTGATTGTTTGCAGATATGTACAGATATAATAAGTATATTTAGACATTCACAATGGCAAGCACAGTTATCATTAGATATAAATGCTGGTGTTTATTTTGCAGAAGGTGAATTTACAATAGAACCATTTAGTGAAAGATTTGATAATGAATTGACAGGGTGGGTTTTCCCTTTGTCAATAATAGTAGAGAATGATTTTCAGACATGCAATATACCAATGGTTAATAATGCAATTGGAAAATAATGAAATTTAAAATAGGTAAATATAAAATAGTAATTGGTTTTTTTAAAATAACTATTAAATTATGAAAGAAGTATTTGAATTAATAGAAAGTTATGGTATTACACTTGTTTTGTTGGTAGGGTGTTTTTATGCTTTGTATCAATTCTTTTTTTTTAGTATTAGAGAAGTTAAAAAGACATTTGAAAAACACCATGAAAGGAATGCAGAAAACATGAATGAAATAAAAGAAAAAATAAATAGAATATTAGATATAATTAAAAACAAATAAAATGGCGGATTTAACAGCAACAGTAACAGAATCAGTAACACTAAATGGTGCAGTACGTGGTTCTACAAACACAGTAACAGTATCAAATATTGTAGATGTATTTGAAAGAATATTAACAGCAGCGCATTCTAATACTACAACAATTGCAGTATTTGGTTCTACACCACATGCTAGTGCAGGCGCATTAGATTTAGAAAATGCAAAGTATATAAGAATAACAAATATAGATGCAAGTGCAGTTATTGACTTAGCAATAGTTACAGAAAACACAAATTATCAAGTTGTATTAACAGCAGGGTGTTCACATATATTATGTCAAGCAGATACAGCTGCAATAGCAGAAGCAGATACATCACCAAATTTTCCAACCTTAGAAGATATTACTAGTATACAGGTAAGACCTAGAGGAACAGATGATTGTCAAGTAGAAATATTTGTTGGACTAATATAATGAATACAACTAGTTTAGAAAATTATTTAAATAGCTGGGCGGCTAATATAGTTAAAGAATCTAAATCAAATTTACAAAAAGATAAAGGTTCTACTGCTTTAGGTGCTTCAATTAGGTTTACCGTACAACAAGAACCTAATGGTTATTCTATTAAATTCTATATGCTAGACTATGGTACTTTTTTAGATAAAGGTGTTTCAGGAACAAAGAAAAAAAGAAGTTTTACTAATTATAAAAATAAGAAAGAATCAACACCTTATAGTTATACAACAAAAGGACCTCCAATTGATATACTTTCTAAGTGGATAAAAAAGAAAGGAATTAAACCAAAAGGACTTGGGCGTGGTAGAGATAAAAAAACTGGACAATTTTTATCTGGTTTTGCATATTTAATAAGTAAGAAAATAAAAAGAGAAGGTATACCTAGTTTAAGTTTTTTTTCTAAACCTTTAGGCATGAAATACACATCATTTGGTGAAGATATATTAAAAGAATTAAAAATAGATATTTCAAGCTATATAACAACATTTACAAAATTTTAAAAATAAGACATGGCATTAAATATAGTACAAAGACCGTTATATAAAACATACGCAGCAGGACAGGATATAATATTTGTTATTAATGAAACAACTGGTGTAGTGGTTAATAATTCACAAGTTAAATTTTTTGCAGATGTAATAGTAAATGTAGATAGTCAAGCATTAGGTGCTGGTCTTATTGGTAGATTTAAAGTAACACCAAACAATGCAGGTGTAGGTATATTTAATTTTAGTAGTGTTTTAGAAAACTATGTTAGTCCAGATTATGCAGGGTGTAATACTGTATTAGCACCTGGTTTTGTTTCACAGTCTACATTTAAAACAGTAGGTTATAATGATACAAGCGATTACCACCCAATACATTTAATAGATAAATTTTGTTTATCAACTGATTCTATAAAGTATTTTTCAATATTATTTGGAATTGAATATTTAGGTGGTGGTGGTGATGATAGTAGAGTAGAACCGAATCCTAGTATGATTGCATCATATACTAATGATTTATTTTTTAATGGTGTTCTATATAGTACAGATATTTTAAATTATGGTACAGCTGCTGCAGGAACTAGTAATAATTTTGGATATAAATTAGATGCTACAGCTGATAGTAGTAGAAAGTCTTACATATTACAAAACAACACAGGTGGTACAGCTAGAACAGGTGGTTTTTTAACTGATGCGCCTACTACTCAATATGCACGAATTACAGACTATGGAACATTACCTTTTTTAAATAACTTAACTGGAACTGATAATAGTTTTCAAGTTGGTATTGCTAATATAACACCAACCACAGTTAATTATATTACTATTACATTATACAATAGTGCTGGTGTTGCTTTAGGTAATTTTAATGTTACTAATTTACAAAGTAATGGTGGTTACTCTGCTAATTCACCTGATTTACCTAGTACAACATTTGCAACATCTAGGTTAGTTTATTTTGGTGCTTTTCCTGCTAATTTAACAGGTTCTGGTAATGCTACATGGTTAACACATCAAGCTAATGTAGCTTATTACACAATAGATGCTTACGATAATACAAGTTGTCCACCTTTAGATTGTCCACCAAAACTTATTGGTGAACAGTACAGAATTGATATAGTAACTGGTGATTGTCGCTTTGAAACCATTAGATTAACATGGTTAAATAAACATGGTACTTGGGATTACTATACATTTACTAAAAAATCAGTAAGGTCATTAACTACAAACAGAACTAATTACACACAATTGGGTGGTTCTTGGAATGGCAAAGTATTTACAAAAAGAGGTGATAGGGGTGGTCAAAAGAACTTTAGAGTAAACACAAAAGAAAGAATAAAAGTAAATACAGATTATGTTACAGAAGAAGATGCTGTATGGTTTGAACAATTAATTAATAGCACAGAAGTATATATATTAAATGAATATTTTGATACACCTTCTGGTGTTTCTGCTGCTGGTGGTAACATCAATAGATATGTAGAACCAGTAGTTTTAACTACATCAAGTTATACAAGAAAAACGAAAGGTAATGATAAATTAATACAATACACTTTTGATGTAGAACGTGCAACAGATAGAAGAACACAAAACGTATAATGTCAGTACAATTAGTAATATACCCACAGAATTATCAAGGCTACAACTATACGTCTGGTGCTAGTCAGAGTGAACATATAGCTGATAATCAATTATTTATGTCAGTAGGTACTGGTGTATCTAATGTAGTTTTAACAGGAACACAGACAGGTGCAGTTGCTTTAAACAGTTCACCAGCAATAGGTAGTTGGAAAAAGTATAATTATACAGGTGAAACAGCACCAGTAGTAACAAGCACTAACGCAATATTAACTGGACAAAATAGCAACCAACAGCAGACTGGTATATATCAAGAAATATACAACTTAACACCAGGACAGCAGTATATATTTACAATGAATATACAAGCTGGTGTATCTACTGGGATTGCATGGCTAGGTGCTTTAACTTTTCCAAATAACTTGGGGGGTGGTGGTATATTGCCAATAAATATTTTAAATCCTGGAGTAACACAACCTATTATATTTACAGCACAAAACACACAAGAAGTATTAAGTATTAATTTTTTAAGTGCTTCAAATCCTACTTTACAAATTAATTCTTGTAGTATAGTACCTGCAACGCAAACAAGCAACAATATTGACCCCCAAGATGGTCAAGTAATTGTGGACTTATATGAAGAAGAAGAAATACCATTAACATTAAGTGTAGATGATTTTAAAAACGTAGCAGAAAAAGTACAAAGCTATTCTAAAGATTTTAATTTACCAGGTACAAAAAGAAACAATAAAATATTCGATAATATTTTTGAAATAACAAGAAGTGATAACGGTATAGTTTTTAATCCTTATAAACAAACAGGTGCAATACTTAAAGAAGATGGTTTTACAGTTTTTCAAGGATTTTTACGATTAATAGAAATAAAAAACCAAAAAGGGGAACTTAGTTATAATGTTAATTTATATTCTGAAGCAATAGCACTTGCAGATATATTAAAAGACAAAACATTTGCTAATATTGATATGAGTGAACTAAACCATACATATGATAGAACTAACATTTTAGCATCTATGTCTGCTTTAAATTTAGACAATCCATTGCCACCTAATTCATTTGCAGGTACAGCAGGTGCAACTACTACTGATGTATTAAAGTACCCATTTTGTAATTGGACAGGTAATATACTTGCAACACCAACTATTAGTTCTGGTACATCTGGCATGCCTTCCTTAGTAAGTTTAGAAGATGCATTTAGACCATGGATAAGAATTAAGTATTTAATAAATAGAATCTTTAGTGATGCTGGTTTTACATGGTCATCTAACTTTTTTGACACTACTGATTTTGGTAGATTATTTATGGACTTTAACTGGGGTTCAGATATAACATTAGGTGTTACTAATTCACAAATGTATGCAATGTCATGGTGGTATAGTGCTGCTGAAGGTCCTTGGAACAATTATGCAACTACTAGCTTTGCACCATTAAAATTAAGAGGTGTTGCAGGTTTTGGTGGTTCAACAGGTACGCCACCAAATTATAATTTAAGTACGTTTATATACACAGCAACTACAACTAATGAAACAGTTAATGTAGTGTATAATTTTACAGTTGAAAACACAAGTGGTTCTACACAGACTGTTACTTTTCAGTGGGCTATTAGTGGTGGTGCAGCACCATTAGATGTTTTTACTACATCAGTTGCCGCAGGAACAACAGCAGTTTATCAAGGTAATGCAACTGCATTATTGCAAACAGGTCAAACGTTTACACCACAATTTAAAGCTAGTGCAGGTACAGCAATAAAACAACAAGATATATTGAACAATACTGGTAACCAAAGTTCTACAACAAACGTGCAATTTTATGTTAGTACATCAAGTGTTGTAAGTAGTTCTTTAATTAACACATTACGTGGCGAACTAGGGCAATGGGATTTTTTAAAAGGCATAATGACTATGTTTAACTTAGTTACATTACAAGACCCAACAAACCCAAAAAACTTAATTATAGAACCTTATGATGATATATTTGTAAACAATGCTAATAGTACAACTTATGATTGGACAAATAAAGTAGATACAACACAAATACAATTAAAACCATTAGATTTAAAAAGAAGGACTATATTTAAATATGAAGAAGATGAAGATGATTATAGTTTCAATGTATATAAAAATGCTACAAATGGTTTTTTATATGGTAGTTTAGTTTATAGTGCAACTAATTATACCATGTTAACAGGTCAAGAAGAAATTGAAGCAACACCATTTGCATCTACTATTATAAAACCCCTTTTTGATACAACCGCAGAGTTTATATGTCCACAAATATATGGTTCTAATGATGATGCAACAGAAGCAGAAGGTATTGAGAATTTACCACGTATATTATATGATGTTTCTGGCTCTAGTGGATATACAATGGCTAATACAACTTTTTATATACCTGCACAATCTGGACAATCTGGAATTAATGAGGACCAATATAGCTTATTTGCACATACAACAACAATACCTTCTAATTCTAATTCTACTGATTATAATTTTGGTGCATGTCAATTGATAGCAATAGGTAGCGCACCAGTAGATAATTTATTTAATACTTATTATTCTACTTATTATGATGAATTATACCACCCAGATACAAGAATATTAACTTTAAAAGTATTACTAACATCTGCTGATGTAGCTAATTTTGAGTTTTATGACAAAATAAGAATTAAGAGTTTAATTTATAGAGTAAATAAGATAAATTATAAACCTGGTGATTTATCAACTGTTGAATTTATATTAATAACATAATGAATTATAGAAAAGGATTTACAATAAAACCAGATAATATTGCAGAAAATGGCACGGTGTTTTTTACTGATGGTACTAATATTGTAACACCAAATCAAGTAGCTTGTGAAGCGTATGGTTATACATACGATACAGCAACAGGTACATGCATTGCTTTTAAATCTAGTTATAGGTTAAGAGATAATTTTGCAAATACTACAAATTCAAAAAAAGGTACAGAAAACACCACAGGACATGGTACTAATTATACTAAAATAGTTGGACAAAATAACAGTATAGGTTCTAGCTGTAGAAATAATTTAATTGTTGGTAGAGATAATACAATAGATAATGATATTATTAATGCTTCAGTTTTAGGCATTGGTGGTACAGCAACAAGACAATCTGAATTTGTTATTGGTGGTGGTAATAACTTAATGACTACAACAGTTGGTGAGTTAACAACATCTGTGCAACCTATTAGGCAAATGTCTGTTGTAGAATTATCAGGTGCAACAGTAGACAATACAGCAACTAATTTAACAGTTAATGGTGATGGTTCAAGTTATATAAATGTAAGAAATAATAGCATTGTTGGTTATGAAATATATTTAACAAGACTAGAAACTGGTGGAACATCTGGAACAGCAGGTAATTATTCATATAGAAACATGAAGGGCGTGGTACAAATAGATGATACATATAACATGGCTTTTGTCATTGGATTCACTAGAAATATTGGTAAAATAGGTGTTAACGGTACATTTAGTATGGTAGACACGTCTACAACAGATGTAAAAAGTATATCAGTACAAGTAACAGACAGAAACAACGTCAATAATGCATGGAGTGCTGTTGTATATATACATGAAATAGCATTAACAAAAACAACATTTTAATTATGGCAAAAGAAGTATTAGAAATGGAAATAAAGTCCAATACTGGACAGGTAACAAAAGATGTAGACAAATTAGGTACAGCAACAAAAAAAGCACAAGGTGGATTCAGAGGAATTGGCACAGCTATAAAAGGAGTTGGCACAGCTATTAAAGCGGCAGGAATTGGTTTAGTTGTTGGTTTATTGGCTAAGTTAATGGACGTGTTTAGAGAAAACCAAAAAACACTTGACTTTTTTAACACCTCTATGACTAGTTTAAGTATAGCATTTAATGACCTTTTTAAATTTATTGAAGGTAATATTGGTACAGTAGTTGGTTATTTTAAATCTTTATTTGAAGACCCAGGTACTAAGATAAGGGAATTGGCAACAACCATAAAAGAAGGTTTAGTTGATAGATTTAATGAGTTTGTTGAAGTCCTTGGATTAGCTGGTAAAGCATTAGGTCAATTAGTTACTGGTGAATTTAGTGCTGCCTTTGATACAATTAAAGAAGCTGGCAGGGAATCAGTAGATGTATTAACAGGTGTTGATGGTAGTATTGAAAAAATTAAAGAAACAGTAAAAACAGCAAAA